TCTGTCCAGAGGAGTTAGTAGCTTTTGCTCTCAATGTAGGTAAGTAAGAAGATTTATCTACGCCTATAGTAATACCTTGAGCAAGAATAGTTGGTATTCTTTTTTGTCTTACAAAAAAGAAACCTTTAGTATATTTTTTAAGTTCGTTAATAACTTCATCTTCTATATTAAAATTTATAGATAATGGGAATATACCATAGTCATTAGTTTCTTCTCTAATAATATCATTATTATAAAGAATACGAATAACTCCTGAAGCATTCTCTAAATCTATATTAGATTCATTAATGAAACCATCATTATCATATTCAATGTATTGTCTTTTTCCCTCTGCATCTCTTAGAGGTTTAGTTGTATAGTGTCCTTGTATAGCTGTTTGAAAATTCCCTGTAAAATCTATAAATCCTAAAGCATTTTTACCACGTATATTAAATACTGGTGATAATGAATCATCCTTCATTATATAAACAATACCTAACCTGTACATTTCTTTATTCCAGACACCAGTGTAATTATAAACATTACCAGCATCGTAGTATTCATACTTCTTAAGTTCATCATTTATATCTTTTGGTTGATATTCTTCATCCAAGTACCCAATATTTATATCGTTACTTATAGAAGGGTAAATTCTAAGAGAAAGATCCTCGAGTTCTGTATATGGTATAGTAGGTTTATCTACATTACCAAAAAACAACATATTTTGTACTTGAGCCTGAGTTTTAACTCTATCTACAATATTGTATTGTATATTAAGCTCACTAGGATCTATCTGTATAACTTCTTCTAGACCTGTAATAGTTAAATCAATAGTATTACCAATTATCTCTTTCTTATTGAGAATTTTATAAACTTCTGTAATTTCATTTTTATTTAGATCTCCAGTACTTCTAGAATAGTAAATATTGATATAGTCATAAGCTGTTTCAAGATTATGCAATCTTAATTTAACAATTTTATTAGCGGATTCATTGAGAAGTCCCCCTCTTATAGAGAAGGGGTCATTTAACTTACCAATATAACAAGAAACTATACCAGATTCAGTAATAATATCAGATTCATTTCCATCGGCATCTGAATATTTAAAATAAAAAACATGATTACCTGATTTTAAATCTCCACCTTCATAAAGACCTTTAAACTCTACATAAGGAATTTTTTCGCTTGTTTTAAATAGACGAGTAGTTTGAGTTACAAAGTTCTCCTTATATATATTAGTATCATTGTTACCTCTTCTGTCAACTATCTTATAGCGTTTATCCTCAACAACCGTAAACCTCGAATTTATAAGTCTAGGAGGATTAGTATCATCGTTAAGAATTAAATTAACCGAGCCATCATATGATGGCTGTACAGTAATATCTACTGGACTCTTTAAATTAAATTCTAATTCCGTTGTTCTAAAATCAGTTAATTCTCCAGTATCAAGTTGTAAGTTTCTAAATGGATTATATTCGTATTTTAGATCACCCTCTTGATTAAATATTTTTGCGTGTATTTCATAATCTATATTAAAAACAGGTAGACGTAAGAACGTCATACCTGTTGTTATATTAGATATCGTTGATGTTACTATCATCCTCTCATATAATTAAAATTATGGGTATCTCTTATCCATTCTTTAAAGTTAATACTCCATTTATCAGTAGCACTTCTACTTCCACCATCTTTTCTTCTAATCCATGTATGATTATCAGTTTCAGGGAAAGTAAAATAAATACCATTAGCATTAGGAAGTTCTTGTGTGGCTGGATTACCTATTGTACCTCTAGCTTTAAACGCAGTTCTAACCCAACTTTGAGGAGCAAACTTATTTTTCTCTTCAATATAAACCACTTCCCCATGATTAAATCCGGAAGCATTATCAAATATAAGTGGATCATCTTGCCATTTATTAGCATCTGCAACTAATTTACTTATCAGTACATTAATCTTACCTCCTACTGTTCCCAAAATAGTTAAATCAGGTAATTCTATATTCTCTGTAGCACTTAAAGGACTAGTTATATATGGAATAAATCCATCTCTTATTTCAGCAGATAGAGTATCCGGTAGTTTTCTAGATGCTATGTAGTTATTTATGATGCTAGTATCAAAATTACTTACCGTGTTATTAGCTCTAAAATTAAATTTAGATAAATATGTTTTAGCTCCACCTTCTAATGAAGTCACAGAAGTAAATGGTAATGAAGAATAATCAACTACAGTAGTGACTACTCCAGTAGATTTAGAGTTTATCTCTGCCTCAGAATCTAACATAGAATATATATTTCCTTTTCCACTATACTTACTCACTACTGCTAAATTATCATAAAATTCTATAATATCATTAAAATTATGAGAAGAAGATGAATTTGCAGATGAGAGTGCGAGTCTGTATTTATATGTTCTATCTCCATCATCTGTTCTGATAATTAGGAAATTAGCTTTCCAACCCGCTGCTCCATAAGGATATGAGAACTCATCCCTACTATTACCAGGGGCAGGCATTGCATCAAATGCATAATTACCGTTAATAGGATTTGGATCAAATGTAGATATATCTGAACTAGATGCTAACCATGCAGACCATACTGTTGGTCCTTGAGACTCTTCTATTAGATTAGCTAGGTCTTCTCCTCTATTTCCTCCTTTTTCAATATTTGAATTAGGTAAGAAATAAACAGAATTGTCATCCCTAACATATTTAAGAGGTGATCTTTCATTATTACGTCTATCCCAATGTATAACTGATCTAGTATCACCAGCATCCCAACCATGTTGCTGAATTGTACTATTAACTCCACCATATTTTAACAACCTAGTAGGTTTTATTCTTGTAGTACCAGTTAAATCAGCATTTAATTGAGCTCTAAGAGATCCTACTACTTTTCTACTAGTAGTTACATCAGTAATTACGTTAAATTGAGTTGTACTTGTTCTATTGATCACCCAACTACTAACAAAATCTGGCACTACTGTAGAGTCATTGAAAGTTTTATTATAAGGTTGCTCTACTGGTATATAACCTCCAGCTATTAAGGATACATAATTTGTATCAGTAACTGGAACTGGTGGTACTAATTGTACTAATTCAGATTTAAAAGTACCAAAGTATTTCTGATAATTAGTTAAAGTAAAGTTTATATTATCAGATTTAGTTTTATTTATTCTATAGCCTCCTCTATACTTTAGATCTGAAGGTATGTTATTTGTCTCTCCACTTTTAATAATTCTATAATAATTATCACCAGTTTTAAAAATAGAGTCATCTATTACAGTTTCATTCTCACCACTAGTCGATATATTTGTTACGGCACCTGTATATTTTACAGTATCCTTCTTAAAATCAAGTAGATTGAAATCAACAATTTCAGGTGAATTATTATATTCACTATTGAACATATCATGCGTATAAATGCCTTTATAAATATCATAATGCTTATAACTGAAGCCTTGTTCACTATCATCAGATACCTTATCAATACCAGAGATTCTAACTATATAAAAGTAATTTCTTTTGAGTTTACCATCTGTCCTAATTACATTAGTAGTTGGTAAGATACTTCTAAGAAATGTTGTATCGGAATTAACTCTTAATAAAGATGGATTTGTTAAAGTAGGGTTAGCAGGATCTCTATAAACTGAAGAATTTTTAGCTTCTAATTCTATTTGAACTTTCATATTGCCATAATATGAAGGATTATCAATTTTTTGTATTAGAGAATAATTTTCTTGTAGATCATAGAATTCTAAATATATATCAACTCCATTCCCTGATTGACCTTGAAATCTATAATCAAAATCAATTGTCATATAACCATCATTATTGCTAACTCCATCTCTATAAAGAAACCTATATGTATTATTAATATTATCAAATGTTTCAAATAGACCTAGATCTATTTCATATTCTCTTTTTAATTTTGGAAATAGACTGTATTTTGAATAAGGAATTAATGAAGCTTTAAATTTACTATTAGCTGGTAAATCGGAAACTATGGCAGATACTTTGCGACCTGCACCTATTTTATCAATAAAATAAGTAGCTGCATTAGGTTCTGTTACATCTAATCTAACGCCCTTAAAATCTTGCAGAGATTCACTAAATCCTACAGCTTCAATTGCTACTTTTTTAGTTTCAGATATTGCTGATGATGTATTAATAATATTAGAATCAAAATAATCTAATTCTTCTAATTTCATACCTATAGCTAAGGTAGAATTTGAATTCTCTTTAAAGAATACATATTCATTCTCTATATCTGCTTGATCAGATACAACCTTAATATCACCATTCTCAAGTTCCAATAAATTATTATTGTCTGTTATTTTATAAAATTTTAAAGCAAATAATTTTCTATTTAATGGATCTGAACTTATATAATTATTAAGTTTAGCTTCTGTGTCTATCTCATCAGGTACATTTGCAGCTGATGGATCATGTATTGTATATGTAACTACATACTTATCTCCAGGATGTAGAACAAATAATTCTGGTTCAAATAATTTACCAACCATAACTGTATTCTCTTTAGTGGCTGGGTTTGTGGTAGCCACTACAAACTGAGAAGTTTGAAAGTTTACAGGAGATAAATTGTCAAAGTCAGATGTACTGAAGTCTCTTTCTGGAGATGGAAAGCTACCTATTTCATTTTCACCTGTTTCAGGATTTAAACTTGCAACATATACAATACCACCATACTCCTTCATTCCAATTGGAATAAAACCAGGAGAAAGTTTTGCTCTTTCAACTTTACAGTTACCCATATCATTTTGAAGTACAAATTCATTACCATTATATGTAATCAAAGTTGCATTCAAAGCGTCTGTAAGTGCTGTATTTGGAGTAGTTAGTGGATTTAAATCTTTTATTAGTCCTTCCGAAAAGGTATTAATTGTGCTTTTGCGCATAGTCTGGTTTAATAAATATTAACTCATCATTTGAGCTATCGTAATTTTGTACAAAGTTAGCGAATTTGTTTGATTTAGATTTAGTTCTAAAGACATATTTCAATGAAGGTGATCTGACTAAACATTCTTCTTTTAACTTTTTCATTAAAACTTTCGGTACAGTCTGCCCTCCTAAATGCATGGCATAGAATTCTTTTGAAAGACAATAGTAAGAATACTCACTTCTAAATTTTTTTGAATTAGCATGCCATCTTAATTTTTTAACATACTGTTGTTCAAGTAATTTATATCTCTTATTCAGATCCTTTATTTTGTTAGTGAATCTTCCAATATAAACATGATCACCTTTGTTATTCATTAACAGTATCTCTAATCTTTTGGTAAGAAAGAATATCATTTTTCTAAGTCCAAATAACACTAAATGATCGAGTGATTTTTTATCACACTTTGCAAATGTATTATATACTGGTTGCATAAAATCTGACCATATTTTATCTTTCTTACCAATTAAGTTTTGTCTAGTATTTAATTTTTTATAGATAGTTTCTTGATAGTTTTTACTAAGTACTACATTAACATCAAATATTGCTTTATTTGATGGTAACTTAATAAGTGTTTTAATACCAGTAAAACCTGAAGCAACAGGATCTAACATTTGTAATTTACCAGCTTGCCTACTCTTCCTGATTATGTCTCTCGGTACTTCATAAAATGCCATTTTAGATGTTTTCTGATCTGGAAAATTAAATACAATTCCTCCCTCTACAAAGACATCAAACATTTCTGCAATATACACATTAAATATTGAAATGACTAGATCACGTTTATCCTTCCTACCATATATCATTCTTAAATTACCATCTCCTTTTAATTTTGTAACATCATAATAAGCAAAAATATCCTTTGCGGTTATTATATGTTGTTTTCTATCAATTGTATTCAAATAAACTAAGTCTTCCATTAACGTAATACTTTATATGATAATCCAAATCGTTTTCTATCCCAAGAAGTTTGTATATTAAGTATAGTATCCATATCATTTTGAGTAAGATAGATTGGGGTTCTTGCGTCTGCACATGCCCTTAACCATTCTTGATTAAGCATCTGACCCATTTGCATAGTGGCTTGATCCTTAGTTATATATGCTTTTTTAGTCATATCAACAGCTGCACAATACTTGGCAATAGCTTCAATTTCCTTATAGTTTAATGAGGGTAAACCATCTTCATCTGCTACAATACCTTTATATAAAATATTAACAGTGAAGTCATTACCAGTAAAATATAAGACATTGCCACTTCTAGAATAATCTATATAATGTCCTTTACCATAAAATGGAGATCCTGGGGATTTAAGATCTTCAATATTATCCTCTATAAAAGAAGATGTATTATAAGCGCCTATACTTGATACAACATTTGTAGTTCCTACAGACTCTCCCAAACCCTGTACAGATTCTATAATATCTACATTACACGGTAACTCTAATTTATTATTTTTCACTCTACCACTGAAAGTATATAATCTATAACTCTTGTTATTTATTTTATCCCATGCATGTAAAGCATAAGTTTCAAATGTATCATCATCCATATCTATTCCATAGAATTCAAACAGATGAGACTTAGCTTCATAAAATTTTCTTTGTTCCATTATTTAACTGTTTGATCATTAGGTGTGATTGGTGGAACTGCTTGTCTGTACCATCTCATGAATTTTTCAGTTAGTCTTCTTTCTATTTCGTTATCAATAAATGATATATTATGTTGTTCTTCATCTGAACAGCATGTATAGTCTATTTGTCTAACATCTTTAGGTATAAGACGTACTAATAACATATCTAAAGCTGATGGACAATTAAATATAAACCCATCTAAGCGATTATTTTTGTTAGGTGTAGTATCAATCCAAACATAGGGTTTGTCTGCTCCACGCCTTTTATTTCTATGGTTCTGCCAAGCATTATTAGTATATACTTTATATTTAAACCTTCCATCTGTAGAACCTACAAATTCAATTCCATTAGCTCCAAATTCAGTAAAGATTTGTGGAATTTCAAAATGCTTCAATAAAGGTAAAGCCTCTTCTTTACAAGGGCATCTATCTAATGACTCGCAATCAATTTCTATACAACGTATAGAATATGTTAAGTCATTAATAGGAATTATATTTTTAGCAGCATATTCCTTAATTATCTGCATCCTTTCATTTACAATACTATCTTCAATCTGTTCTATGGTAAATGGGAGATTAACAGTTGCACCTCTTAAACCTCCTATTACATTATTTTGTATAGCCGAAGCTAATTTCTCTAGTGTCATTTTATTAAACAAAAAAAGGTAGGTAGAAACCTACCTACCTTTATGATAATGTTAAAGATATCTTATTACTTATGGTGTAACTACATCTGAACCTTGTTCATCATCAACTGGAGTAGCTGCATCAGCTGGACCAGCAACAACAAGAGTCGCACCTGCAGTAGCTAATAGACCTTCAAAAGTGGTAGACAATGTAGACAATACATATAATACATGAGTTGTTACAGATCTAGCTAATTCACCAACAACACCTGTTCCATGAATGTTACGATTATATTCATAACGGAAAGTGTATTGATTGTAAAGGGTACCAGCGATTGGACGTTCATCCAAGTTTTCAGCAGTAAAGTAAGTAGCTTCTTGAGTTGGAATACGTAAGTTTTTAAGTAAATCCCAAGCAGTTCCAAAACCTTGATTACCAGGAGTAGTGATAGTAGTAGCAGTACTTACATTTTCAAAAATTTGAGTAGTCTCATTAAATTTCTGAAATACTGTAATAACAGGACTAGTAGAACCAGCTAACTTAGTAGTAAACCTTTGATATTCTGTACCTGCGGTGATGCTTAAGTTAGCTCCAGTTGCAGTTACAGTTAAACCCCTATAAGCTGCTGGTGCAGTTCCAGAATGAAAGTATTTAGTTAGTTTTGCAGCAATAGTTGTTGCAGTATCAGTACCAGTTAAATTAAATTCTACGTGAACTGGTTTACCATAATCAATAGCGAATCTTGAATAATCAGCATCAGCAGATCCTGATAATGTAATACCTAATTGTAAACGATATAAACCAGCAGTAATAGTAGGTAGAGTGATCTGAACCACTTCCTTAGCAGCAGCAACAGCTGAAGCTTTCCATACTGGACTCATATGAGAAACAATAAAGGTATTTAAGTTTTTAATTTTTAATCCTGTTCCACCTGTAGGAACAGCTTTGTCTGTAGCAGGTAAAGCTACAGATACTCTAGATAAGTCGTTTAGGACGTTTTCGGTTGTGTAATCAAACATGATTTTTGTTTATGTTTTTGTTATTATTAGAGAAATTATCTGCTATCGTCTACGACCTCCTTGATCTTGGCTTTGAGGACCTTGATCAGGTATAGTTTTGTTGATAGGTATATTTGTTTGTAATCTTGGATCGGAAGCGTTCTCCATTAATAACGCAACTAGTTCTTTTATAATCTCATAACATACATAATCTGGAAACTCTAGTTCTTGCGAAGTGTCTAGAGTTAATGCCATCTGCTCTTCTGTTAAGTTAATGTATTTAGGTACTTTTAAATAATCTATTAATACAGAAGTCAAAGGGAAAATAGTATTATCCTTACCATATCTAATTTCTATTAGAACTGGGGAACTGTTACCATCTCTACTATTTGCTGCTTTAATAGCTCCTGTAACTACAGGTTCAGCTGTATTGTGTAAATAAAAGTACGGATTTTTATATGTAGGTCTCATATAATAATTATTTATAATCTGACTATACATATCAGCAGTTAACCTTTTAGCACCTACAAAAAATGGTTGTCCACTTTTATAGCATTTAAAATTTGCTGTTGGTGTATATTCGACCACACAATTTAGAATATGAAAATAATCATCAGGTAGAGTACCAATATATGTTGCCCCATCTAAAGCGCTGAATGTCTTCAGGGTTAAATTTGTTAGTTTTACACTACCTTTTAAAACTCTTAAGTCATCAGTAGTTTGTTGACTTACATCATATATATTATTACGCTTGCTAGAGTAATTTACGATAGCTTTATTAATAAGATAATTATAATCTTCCAATAACATAGAAGGAGCTTGCACTTTATTTATCTCTATGAGAGCATATTCAAATACTTGTCTCGCGGTCATTTGTTTTCTTTATTTAGCGCCTCTTGTACGATTAGACACTTTAGGTAAAGTTCCTTCACTTACTGTGTTTGCGGCTTCAAGGTCTTCGTTAGTTAAGCTATCAATGCTAGAAGCTCTATCGAATGAATATTCTTCAGGATAAACCTCAGCATAAATCATCTCTTTAATACGTTTATTTAGAGGAGTTTTAAAATAAGTAATTACTGAATTTTCAGTACCTCCCAATGGGATATTATCCCCATAGTAATAGAGTTTATCTCTATTATATATTACACCTTTGTCAATTGCATCAATTAGCAATAGTCTTAAATGTGTATCAGATCCAGTATATAATTCTAATATTTTTTCTGGAGTACGCTCTGCAATACTAATTAAGTAGTCTTCAACATCTGAAGGCGGTAAGCCAGTCATACTATTACCAAGTAACCTAACCATTTGATATAAGTTTCCTTCTTTATCATTATAGATATAAGTTTTAGCTTCATGAATATTTCTACGTTTATCATTCCTAATACGAGATTCCATACCTGGACGCTCTACGTAAAATTCAGCAGTACCATATCTTTTTGCGTTACCATCAATGATTAAATTACCTTTAGAGTCTTTCTCATGTCTGTCTTGTGCAATTTTTTTAGAGTATTTAATTGCATCCCATCTTGCTGCATCTAGTGGTTCATCTAAATCAAATTCAATGCCATCATATAATTCAATGACTGCATTTTCTGGAATAAACACCTTGCCTGAGTTTTTATCCTCAAAGCTTAAGATCATATCACCATTACTATCGACACTACGAACTGAATCACTATAACGTCTAGTTCTTGGATTAATTGCTGGTTCCATCCAGATTTTAGTGAACTTGTAGGTAGTTCTTAAAATTATTTTGTTCTGTAACATATTATTTCCTATTGTTTCTATTGTGCAAATATAGTATTTATTTTACTATTTTACTCTTAATCTTTATATTTTATTTTAAAACGTTTTTTATATGTAAAACCTTTTCGTATGAATACTCCAACTGATTGTACATTAAGGTCAAAAAGATTACAAAAAGTTACATTAGATTCGTACTCAGTTGTTGTCCCTTCTAAAAGGTCCTCAACGATGATAGGTTTGTTCGATGGAGATTTAAATCCATTTGCATACTTTTCCTTTTTACTCTTACTAATCTTTATCTTAATTTCTTCTGTTAGAACTTTACCTTTATGAATTTCACTGTTGCGTTTTGAAAACTCTTCAGATCTTTTTTGACCTTTAAGTTTTGCACTCATTGCTGCTTTAGCTTCTTCCGTATGGTGTCTTCCGAAGAATCCATTTTTTTCTCCAAATACTTTTCTTTTCTCAATCCATTCTTTAGATTGTTTCACTCCTAAATGGCAAGGAATTATTTTAAAGAGTTTATTTATACATAAACTGTTTCCTTCAAACGTTTTTAAAATCTCAACTTCTTTCAGTTTTAATTCTTTGCGAGTATCAACTTGACAAAGTATTTCTTTAACTAAAATATCTTTATTAGTCTTAATGTATTCTCTATTCCAAACAGAACTAGAACCCATGTATTTATCAAAAAGGGCTTCGCATTTTGAAGTACGAAGCCCTATATAGAATTCTTGTGTTTGAGAATTCGTTATTTTATATATGTAGTGTATTTCCATACAACAAATATAGTGAAAATAACTGATATTCTCATCTACAATTATACATTCTGCTCGATTATCATGCTTCTGAAAGGTGAGAAAACTCCGATACCAGCATAACCTGAATAAACAAGTTTGTTACCAGCAACTGGAGTAGATACATCACCTGATTCAACACCAGTAGTACCACCAACACCTTTGATTACGTTCCTGATGAATTCACCGCCTTTGATTGTAAACATCGCCATTGCAGGTTTACCAGCCATGATATCAGCAGTCATATCTAACACCATACCATAACCTTTATTAGGGTACTCAATAGATAAAGCTTTATCAACTTTGAAAGTGATTTGGTTACCCATGAACTCGTAAGTATCAAAAGTAGTTCCAACTTTAACTTTTCCACCAGCTTTTTGTGAATAGAATACAGATGAACTTTGAGTTACACCACGTAAGTACTCACGTAAAGTTTTTTGAAGTTGTGCATAAAGGATGTTATTAACAACAAATACATATGAGTTACCTTCTGGATTAGCTGATTTTTCAGTCATATTAGCCATGATTTGATCAAGCATTTCAGTAGTAATACGTGCATAAGCGTATTTATTAGCGTAACGTTCAATTTGTGCGATCAAACCATCACCCATAGGGATTGGACGACCAGTACCAGCTTCAGTTACAGTACATTTACCATTTTTATCATAATTTGATTTACCTAACAGCATAGCGTTGTTACGAGCCATCATGAATGAATCAAGTAATTCTTGTTCTTTCTTATGTAATTTGTAAATAGTTTGTTCTTGATTACCAGAACCTTTATTTTGGCCTAAACCAATGAATACATCTTCCATGATAGCATATTGGTCAGACCAAGTGATATCATTCCTGTGATGTGAAATATGGTTACGATATCTCTCGATATTTGATTGATATTTAGTGTAACCTTCTTCTGAAAGCTCAGGGTGGTAGTTAGATTGGTAACGAGTTTTCATTCCAGGTTGACAAGCGTCTACATCCAAAATAGATGCAAAATCTGCATCAATTAATTGAACTGTCATTTCCCAGTAACGATCATGTTTACGAGTTGGCGCAGTTTTAACAATGAATAACTGACGTGAATCTTCAACCCGGAAGGTATCATATTTTTCATAATAACGTTCAGTGAATGCCATTATAATGTCAGAACCATTAGCTCCATCACCTACTGGAACAGATGCGAATTCAATACGTTTAATGAAATCGATATCTACATCCCATTCAAAAGAGAATGAATTGATTGATTGAAACTGATTCTTAGGAGTTTTATCATTTGAATAAATATTCATCAAAGACTCAGTCAAATAAGAAGCAGTTAAACCAGTATAATAGCGAGCTACGATACCTAACCTATGAGGAGCAGAACCTAAGAATTTATGAAAATCTTCATAAGTTTTAGTTGTGCCCATATTGGCTTTAACTGTTTGTGCGTTTAATATTTGCATTTTTTGGGTTTAATTATAAATCTCGGTAAAGATCTTCTACAGGAGGCAATGCTTGTACCGATGAATTGGTTGATTGTGTTATTTTGTTTCGAATAGAACTTCTTAGCTTACTCTCTTTTTCAACAGGAGCTACTGGTGCAGTAGGAGTGGCTTCAGCTTTACCTTTTTCATATGCTTTCTTACTAGCATCTGATATTTCTTTTTTGTAGTAATCATGAATTACATCAAAAGCTTCTTTGCCTTTCTTAGCATACCAAGCTATTTCGAATAGTGCTTTTGGATCTTCTAATAGTTTTCCAAATTCTGTAACACCATTCACATCTTTATTTAAGATGAATCCTAGTACTTCTTGTTTATCTTCTAGTTCAATATCTAAGCCACCTATGTCTTCTGTTTGCCTAGCTACTTCAACTAAACTTTCAGTAATTCTAGTAAATTCTTCTTCTTCTTTTTTCTGAATCTCTTGTTCTTTTTGAGTTATTTCATCTTTTTCCAATTGCAAATATTCGTCTCTAAGCGCATCTACTTTCTTTTTAAACAATTCGGGGTGTTCCTTTTGTTTGTCTAGTTCTATTTGAATTTCCTCTTCAGTTATTGTTTTAACTCTATTAACTAAATCAAGGGCATATATTTCATCATCACTAAATTCTGCTACACTTTCTGTTACACTATTAGCTTGTAGAGCTTCCTCTACAGCTTTCTTTGAAAAGTATTCAATCGCTTCCTCTAATGTGACTTGGTTGTCTCTTAAGAATTTAAGAGTTCTTTCTTCGTGTTCAGCTAAGTTAGCTGGATTTTCTTCGGCACTATTTAAAATATCAAATTGTTCTTCCGGAGATAGATCATCAAATGACACTTCAATTTGTGTACCATCTTCCTCCTCTATTTTTATGAGGCCATCTTTCCATCCCTTTGCTTCTAAAAGCTGAGATATAAGATCAGGAGTTTCAACTTGAGATTGTTGCTGTTCTAATTGTGCGGCTTCTTGTTCAGCAGCTTCTTTTTCAGCTAATACTTGAGCAGCTTGTTCAGGACTCATAGGTATTGCTAATGGAGGTGGATCACCACCAAAAGGAGTTCCATCTTCTGTTTCTAACTCTAAGAAACTATCTAATTCTGCATCAGTTTCTGCTAATTCAAAACCATTCTCTAATTCTTCATTTTCTGCCATGACTTAATATTATAAGGATTCAATATAATCAGCAAAATCTAGAATGTCTTTATGACGAATTACCCATGTAGATTTATTCACTGCATCTTTGATATAGCTTAAATCAACATCTTCAAATTCGATTGTTTCTTTAGCTTTCTCCAAGACCTCTAGAATTTTTAAATCCTTTCGCATTTCCATCAATGACATTGACTCTTTGAGAGGTTTATTAATTACTGTTGCAATTAAATCAGAATAATGAACATTTTGTTCCTCATTTAATTTAATAGATGTTTCTTTGTTTTCAATTACTTTCATATTATTTCATTATTTTCAAGATGCAAATATAATACATTATACTTGTAAAACAAATAAGATATACAAATTATTTTTAAAATAATTTAATAACCAGATGAATCAAAGACTTTTCCTGCCTTTAATTTAAAACCAGTTTCATCAATTTTACCTATTTCTACTCCATTTATAGTAAATATAATTTCAAGATCATTGATAACTAAAATATCCCTAGACGGAGTAGGTGCATCTGGATCTCCAATTCCTATTTTTCTAAATTTCCAACCTTCTCTTCTACCTAGCCCCGTAATATTATCACCAAGTTCAAATATCATTTGACTACTATTATTATCATCGGCTGTACTTTCATAATGTATTTTGGCATAATCTGTATTAGCTCCCCAATATACACCATTAATAATATTTGTATTAACAAATCTAATGTCACCAGTCATATCAGCACCACTCTTAGGTACATAGTCAGTTAATAAATCTGTTCTAGTAATTTCTCTAACTCTTCTATCACTACCAATAGTAAGAAGTTTATTATCAGCTACTCCATCTGTTAATCTATCGATTCCAATATAATCATTTGAGATAGTAAACTGATCTCTATTCATAGGTACTACATCCGCTTGATGTACTCTGAATACGAAAGCATCTTGATCGTAACCATCATCACCTAATTCAAATACAAGTTTACTTCTACCATATAATGGATCTCCTCCAGGAGGAGAAGGATCGGAAGTATTAACAGATTCAAAGAAGATATGAGCATAATCCGTAAATCTATCCCATCTAATACCTGCTGAAACGGTGTCCGCAAAAGTGATATCACCTGTCATATTACCTCCTGTAACTGGTAGATATACAGGGTCTGTGATAGCTCTTACTGCAGTACTTAAAGTTTGCCAAGTCTTATCCCCTCTCCAATATTGTGTTATAGTTCCAGGAGCTATTACTGGTTCTCCAGTAAATGTAGGATGTAACAGACTAACACCTTTGTACTTAATATCATCCATATTAATAGTGAGTAAGTCTACTATATCTGTAGGATCTCCTAGATCACTAACTCCATTTTTTCTAAAAATAAATCCCTCAAATTGTCCTGAATCTAAAATATTATCTCCTACTTCAAATACTAAATTTGAGTCACCTGCTGCATCTCCAGTAGTTTGAAAATATATTTTACCATAATCAGTTTGTGCACCCCAATATACGCCTTTGTCTATATTATTATTTACAAAACGTATATTACCCGTCATATCTCCACCTGCCAATGGTAAATAATCAGGTAATGTTAATATATTATTATTGTATATTAACTTATCTCCAAAATTTATTTTAGTACCTTCAAATTTATATGCAATATTACTAACAGGAAATTTAGGATCGATAAAAAGAATATCGTTTGGTAGTGTTTGACTACCATCACCTATTTCATCCACATAATAATTAGGTATCATTTCATTAAAAGATCTAACGCCTTTATAACCTTGTATATAACCAGGATTTTCTGCAGAGTTTAATTCAATACCAGTGATATCAGTAAACTTATTACCAACTTTAATTAAGCTACCACCCTCATCTAACATACCATCATAAGCATATACATATATATTATCTGGGTATACTTTCACGACTTCTACTAACATTGTAGTATCTTGTGTAACTTCTTTATTTTTATTCCATCTCTTATAGAAAAAGAGATCTCCTACAACAGCATTGAATGTACTACTTATATTATATAAATATATAATACCACTACTAACTAAAGTACCGGTAGGATCATTTATAAACTCATTATTAACAGAGTCATAACGAGTACTTGGTACCAGTGCTTTATATGTTCCTGTAGTATCTCGTATATAACTTGTACCAGAGATTGGAACTCCAGAAGAATTCATATCACCAATACCAAATGTTAAATCAATAGGATGATAAGTTGGGTCTCCAGGATCTGTCCCACTATTAATATCAACTAAATCTGTAATAGCAGTTGATATAACATTAACTTTGGTACCTTTTGCAGAAAGTGGTATTATTGTACCAGAAGTATCACTAAATTTACCTGAAACTTGAGCCCTAGTAAAAATAGGGATGGTTTCATATAAAACTATGTCTTTAAGAATGATGGAGAAGTCTAAGAACAAGCTTCCATTAAGGGCTTTTGTATCATTTACATCTCCAGCATATTCACTAGAACTTCTTAGTTTTAAATAATCAATTTCCAGATACCATTTATCACTATCTTCATAAATACTAAATCCTGTACCTGTTGTTCCTGCAATATAATCATTAGACTTTATAAAATCTGTTACTGTAGTTCTACCATTCAAATATGTATTACCATTTACTGAAAATTTATAACCATATGGAGTTGATCCACTTATACCTACGGTATCTTCATATAAAGTTAAAGGATTAAATGCTTCAGCTCTACCATTAGTTAAAAAACGTACTGTTCTATCTTGTGCTGAAATAAAAGATGCACTGCCAGCACTATCATATATTGCTAAACCAGTGTTTAAATCTTTAGATCCTACAAAAATACCATTAAATTGATCAGTTGATAAACCTAATCCATATCTATTAGAATTGCTTAGAACATGAAGTGAAATATTACTAGCTTTACCTTTATCGCTGGCTGCCTCTATAAATAGATTACCAGTTACTGTATCACCTTGTCTATCGATAAATAAGGGATCCCAACTTATATATTCTGCTGAATTTACATTATTATTTAAAGCGTAAAACCTTCTGGTATCAGCAGCATATATAAGTTGATTTTGATATACCGATGCTGGATTAGATGCTACTATTTCAGAAAAATTATTTAATAATAGTCCAGAGTTATGTAATACTAAATTCTTTTGTACACCAGTAAGGGTTTGAGAATCTAAATAACTTAAATATATATTCTGAGGGGAATCCTCATCTTCATCATCAGAAGAAGTTATTGGTCGGTATTCTCCATTGACGGTTATATATAATGTACTATTATCTGTAGTATATACAAAATATGCATCACCTGGATAGACTAATCCTGTTAGATTGTTTACTATTAATGTTGTTTTTGTAGGTGTTCCTCCAATAACATTACCATTTATAGCTAAATCATAGAATTTATTACCTACTTGTATCCTAATATTACCTGATGTACGTAATATTAAATCTCTTTCAAAGTTACCAAGTACTGCCTGTTGTTTACCTAATAAGATCTCTAATTGACCAAGTGTGACTTCAACACCATTATCGTTTATATTTAATTTACTCATTTAATTTTATTTATAAACAAAGATAGGGCTTTTAGCCCTATCTTTCGTATTAAATGTGATCTAACTTCTTGTCCGCGTTTTCTTTAAGTAAAAGATCATCAGATTTTTGAGCTAACTCAGGATCTACAGTTGCTAACTTAGATACAAAAGCTGCAGCTACAGACATTGCAGTTACATACTTTGTAATAAATTTATATTTTTCAGGTATAATAGCATCATTTTCAGTTAAGAATCCCGACGCTAAAGCAAGTATACCCGCAATCCATGTAAATCTACGCCAGTATCTAGGCGAATCACTCTTGAGTCTCTGCCAAGTAACTATTAAATAGTTCTTAACTATGTTATATAAGTTATATAAGTTTTCCATTGATTTAAATTAATACGTAACCATCTTTATCTACTTTTCCAGCTTTCTTAAGAGCTAATAAATCTCTCCAATTCTTACCAAATCTCATTTCGAAATGAGGAGCATCTACCATACTTTCATCTTTATCACCCTGAGCTTTGGTTATCCCATCATTATCCCAATCTGCACCCCATACGAAGCCGTGTTTCTTGAATATATTGACAACTATCATCCAATTCTTATCGACAACCCATGACTCTTTACCATCTTTTTGAATGACAAAGTCTAAAGCTAAACCATAATTATGATATGAAGAGCCTCCTGGTGCATTCGTTACAATTGGACCTGGTTTTGTACGGCCTTGCGCGTACAAGGCATCAGATTCAGCGAATGAACGCATAGTTTGAGTTATAAAAGGGTGTATTCCTACTGGAGTTTTAGCAACTGCTTCAGCATATGCGTCTAATGCTTTTTGTCTAATCTTGGGATGTAATTGATTTAGACGTTTTATTGATGTTTGTTCCATTATTTTGAATATATATTTAAACTACAATTGTTTAATGTAACTCTATCCGAACCAGTTAATATAGTTAATAATCCTGTGAGTATACCAGTGAGTATATTAGAAGAAGTAACATAACTAACTGCTCTAATTTGTATCTGTAATCCATACGTGCGTATGTTTGTACTGGCATAAATAGGAAATTGAAAATGTTTCTTAAATACACCTTGATTGTTTATCTCTGCTAAATCTACGTAGCCTGTTGTTCCGTCATCTGGAAATGGTACATAAATCGGTGTAGGAGCAGGTATTACAAATCTCAATTGTACTTTACTAGCACCTTTCACATTTGTAACTTGATAGTCAAATGATAAATCATATGCTTGTTCCATTGTAGTATTTGGATTAGCTATCATTTTATGGTTTACAAAATCCCATCTAGGTTCTGGGAATGTATTTACATCGTAAGTGGAGTTACCACTTACGAATTGTATTGTTTGCCAAGTGTCCGTTAACACTAAAGCTGTTGATTTGCTGACCCTCTGTCTAGGAGTTCCACCGAACATATCTGAATAACGTTCAGGTTCTGTCATATGTTTTACTGTTGCCATTAATTTTTATAGTGATGTTGTACTTAATACTCCTGTATCTGATATAGTAATCCTCCACCTAGTTCCATTAGGTGACTTAAGAATATAACCTTTAGTAGTATCTGTTACCTCATAATCTGTAGCTTGAGCTGTTAATGCAAGTAGGCCAGTAACATTTATTGGTAGTCTAACGGTACCATTAACTGTCATAGTACCTAAATTAGTACTTAAATTTACACCAAATGTACCATCAGAAAAAAATATACCACCATTCTGCACTGTATTACTTGAATTTACTGTAGTCCAGCCACTATTAAAAGTTTGTCTAAAACTAAACGTTTTTAAACCTGTTACAGTTTGAGTAGTATTAGTAGTTATGTAATTACCTAAATCCGTTAATCTTACTATATGATTTGCTAACGTTGGTGCTGTTGCTATTAAACCCTGCCCAGCAATACTAAAACTTACTCCAGGTTGTGGTGTAGTGGTTTGGTTCTGTACGTAAGTTGTTACCCCTGCTGTAGTATCTAAATCTGCTAGAACTTGAGCAAGAGTCCTAGTACCTACACCTCCCCCTGAATTTCTACCTAATAAAGTAGGTAAACTAACTGCTGAAGCAGAACCACTAGTTAAATTGAGAGTAGTACCGGTAATACTTCCACCTTGTATGATACCATTTATTCTAATAGCAGCGTTCTGAATGACAGTAGTTTGATTTTGAATATAATTTGCACTTCCAGTAGCTGGAGCTAAATTTATACCACTTATATTAATAACTGGCGTAGTTGTTCCAGTGTCCACTGAACCTGTTAAACCATCTGTAGGATTAAGTGTAACAGAAGTTACTGTTCCACTTCCAGATGCTATAGTTATATTACCAGAACCAAATATACTAGTTCCATTAATGGTCTTAACATTAGTGCTATTTAATAACGTTCCACTCGAAACTGGTAATATATTAATTGCTCCATTACCATCTGCAGTAGTTCCAGGTACTAACGTACTAGTGTAGGTTACACCTAAACCGTCTGTATTATAGGCAGCTAAAGCAATAGAACCTCTTACTCCGGAACCATTATTAGCAGCAGTCATTTCAATTAATGTAGTTTGATTTGAACTAATACCAGTAACTTGTAATGCACCTCTTATTGCTTGAGTAGCTTCAAAAATATTCGCAGTTTTAACATTTGCTTTTAGACCTAAACCAGTATTAACAGCGGAAACTGTAGGATACATGCTAACAGGTGTAGTAACATCTATTAATGTATTTACTTTATTGGTAAGGACTTCTTTAGTTAATAGTGCATTATATGTACCATTAGATGATACAGCATTCGTTGAACCATTTGTTGGATTATTATCAATAATCAATGCTGATGGAATATCACTAATTAATGCAATTATACCACTTTTATTTAAAGGAAATTGTAATAATGAATTATTTGTAATTCCAGGGTAGTTAACTGAAATACCTTGTTGAAACCCTTTATAACTAAATGAGATACCTGAATGACCAAATCTTGAAGTTCTAAGATTTGGATCACTTTGTTCTTCTTGCTGAATGGTAAATGCATCACCTGTCTGAAAAGTAAACCCGTAACTATCATTACCAACCACACCTGCCCTCATAGAAGCTGCTGATATCATCTTATTGGTGGTATTACCAGAATCAGTTACATTTTGTAAATTTGGTGTAGCGCCACTGCCTAATTGATCCATTGTTACAAAATCCTTAGGATTAACACCACTTTCCCCAGCTAATCTACCTATAATGGTACCGCCTAAACCTCCATTACTAGAAGCCTCGTTAAATGTAATACCTCCCGTACCAGCTTGTATATTTACACTTTTGTTATCTCTAAGAATTATACCAGATGAAGTAGTGTTATCAGATAGACTATTAGTTAACAAACTACCCATGTCAGGAATATGATAGATATTAAGTCCAACTGAATTATCTATTCCAGTAAATCCAGTAACCCTTAAACCATGATCAGTTACAGCACCAACTTGTGTTACTGCTTGTAATGTAGGTACACTAGCTCCTGCAGTTGCATTAAATGTTATATTAGGGTATGTTCCAGTTATAGTTACATTTGAACCTGCAATAGGATTAAATTGAGCTATTGGAGTATAGTATTCCATTGCTGTATTACCAGAATTTATACGTATAGCTTGTCCTCCTGTACCTACAGTATTGTTTATATTAAATATACCACTACGTAGAATTTTAAACTTACTTGAACTTCCATATTGAAAATCCACAATTGATCCTGTACCTATAATATTATTGACTGTTAATGCTGTGGTGGCATCATTCATATTTCTAGTAATAGTAGTACCAGAACTATTGGTAAGTATAGAGGCTAGACTACCATTACCAAAAGCCTGCATACCACCAGCATCTAATCTACCATCTGGTAGAACTCCTGCTACATTTATACCTCCTTGTTGAAAAGTAACTATTCTAGAAGTTCCTAGTCTATTATTAACTGTTAAAGCTGGCTTTTCATCAGCAATCTCTCTAGTTAGAATAGTACCTTCATTTGCCGTTCCAAATGCTAAAGCTCCATTAGAAGCTCCATTAATACTACTAACTATATTAGCTAACATTTGATTTGCTGCGACAAAATCTCCAAATACCCCAGTACCATTAATTCTTAAAGAGGCTTGTTGAGTTACTGTATTTTGATTCTGTATATAGTTAGTAGAATTTGGTATAGTAGGTTTGTTTGTAAGATCATTATAATTCCCACTAAAGAATGTTGGTTTATTTGTAATTTCTGTCCAATCTGGTACATATGTAATATTTCTATAAAAAGTATCACCTTGAGCTTTAGTTATCCAGTTACCATAATTACCAAGGTTATTAGTGAACTGACTAAGTAATGTAGGCTTCCCAGTTAAACTATTCCAAGTCCCATCAAATAGTGTTGGTTTATTAATTAAATCATCATAATCTCCACTAAATCCTGCTTCTCCACTTATAGTAAAGTTTGGATAATTCGCATCTATCGTTATATGAGGGCCAGCGATTAAGTTTACTGGAGCACTATCTCCAGTAGTAAGATTAAGCCATTCTGCACGAGTTAAGTGATATCTTTCATAAATATTTCCCCCTTGTAAACCGTTGAGGTTATTATGCAAATCTTCTTCTACATCTGTATCTCCACAAATAACAATAGATGTTGAAGAACATGTAGAATCTATAAAAGAATCTATATTATTATCTGACGCTGTAACACTAGAGTCTTCACCTATAGTTAAGTAATTATTGTTTTCCATTTATTTTAAGTTATAGGGAGTGATTAATCACTCCCTAAATTTATTTATTCTTCACTATAACCTCCAACAGTATATTTCCAGCCATTGCCGGCAGAGTCTACAGCCATCACGTAACATATGATGTAAACATTACCTGTGTAACCTGCTAATAAAGCTGAGTAAGCCGATCTAGGTAATGTAGCTCCAGTACCAACCAAAGTTTGATCTCCAAATCCTCCGGCATCTCGTTTATTTAGATACCATTTATATTTAGTTTGAGCTAAATTTATACCTCCTCCAGAAGGATTTTTAGTACTAAAATTAGCAGTCCAAGTTTGAGTAGTATTATTAAATGTTTGAAATACATCGTAGGCAAAAGGCTTCTTAACTTCTGTTCCATCAATCTGCCATTTAGTAGCTAGTGAGTTTAAGTAGTTTAATCTTACAGCATCACTTGTAAATCTACCAAGCTTTTGATACTGTGCAAAGAAATCCCAGTTTGCATTATTAGTATCAACAAATAATGCATGACCTATTTTACCTTGAGTTTCACTATGCGAGATTTGTCCTTGATAACCATCTCCATTAGTTCCAGTTTTGATCCATAGTCTACAGAAGTTTGTATCAAATTGTACGTGAACTATAGTTTTAACAAAATGTGGTGGAGTTACTGCATTAGGTACTGTAAAGTTATTACGAAGAACCCTTACACCATCTCCAACATTACCTACGTAATCATTAGATTGAAAACTATTTGACCATGCCTCATACGTCTGTCCAGGTAAACTTCTCATTACCCAAGTACATTCATATGGGAAATGTTTAACAGCAAAGTCAGCTGAATGATACTGTAAATCTGGAACATTTTCCGCTGTAATATAATTCTCTGTAAGTATAGGTGGTACACCAATTACTGCAGGAGTTGTATCGCCTTGAAAGAATAGTGGATAACTACCTTTCTTGTCTAACACTGTACCAACAGAATCACCACTCACAGCAGCGGTTGTTGTACCAAATTTCTGAGAATTCTTGGCATAATAAACGCTATCCATTAATAACTCTTCAGCATTAAGAATATCAAAATTAGGATCCTCAACTGTTGTTTCATTAAAGGCTGGTGATAATACAACACTAGATTCATTCCTATTAGTACCTGCTTTAACTTTAAATCTATAATAACCTGCAGCTCTATTTATATTGCCTACATTAATAGTAGTTGTATAAGGTAAATATGTGGTTCCTCCATCTGTAGAATATACAATATCTGAAGGATAAGAAGTTTGCGTAGCAGTTAAAGTGTTAGTAGTATCATTAGCAATTAGAGTTGGTGCTGCTGGAGTAATAATTACTGGAGCATTTCCTGGATATACAGGTACTATTTTATAAAAATAATTAATTGATGCTTGTGCACTTTCATCAATATATTGACATTCAGCTAATAGTGGTCCAGAGTAAATAGTTGTATAAGTACCATTTAAGGTAGAGCTTCTACTTATAATAACTTCTGTATCTACAATATTTTTATCAGTCCATGTAAGTAATACACTACCATTATCACCTACTTCTTGTTTTGCTATATTTTCTACAGGTTTCAACATAGGTTTACCAATATTACTAGTTTTTACAAAGATAGGACATTCACTAATAGTTAATGTAATATAACCATTTACAGCATTGACTGTACTAGTAACACCGATCAATGATTCCCTAATTTCAGCTTCATCAATATTAGTTACTTGCACAGAAGCTTCATTAACTTTCAATTGAATAGTTAAAGTTCTAAATTCTGCTGTGTCTAACCAAAGCACAATTGTGTTCTCATCTGCAAGTTCATTTTTATAAGCCATAGCCCATATATGTTCATCTACAGTAGGAATAAGTGTAGCACCTTCTAACTGTGATACACCGTATTTCATTATAACATGAGAATACTTGTAATCAGTAAGAGTATGTTTAAAGTTAGCTACATACCAATATGACATGAGTGGTTTTCTATTCCAATCATTAGCATCTTGAATACCATCTGTAAGACCAGATGTTAAGAACTTGTCTGGATGTGGTTCATATTGATCACTATCTTCAACTCTTTGTGAACCATGATTTGAAAACCAATATTGATTTGTAACATCAACTCCAGTCATTTGATTGATCATATAAACACGAGTTAACCAATAAGCTTTATAACGTGATCTTTCAAATTGTGTAGGATAAGCTGGAGAATATACACCACCATAATGTTCATCATAACCTACCTCAGTAAGCCATACTTCAACGTTAGGACAGTAGGTATCTCTAAACTCTACCCATCTTAAGTTAGCTTCTATTAAATTACCTAATTCTGGTTGTAAACCATAGGCGTTAATGGATGCATCTTGTGATCCTTCACTTGAGTTATACCAGTGATAGTTAACTAAATCAAATGGATAATCACCTTTACCTCTATATTTATCACACCACCACATCACTTGGTTGGCATAGGCGATATTATCGCCAGATGCCGTAGATATAAAACTTACCTTCATAGAAGGGTCAGCATTTTTAATTCCAAACCCAGGACCCATGGCACCTTTATGTCCGTCATAAATAGCTGAAAGATAAGCAGCCATCTCTTGTGGATTATGATACATTTGTTCACCTAACCACCAACGGTCAAACTCATTACCTATTTCTAATACTTCAACCAAGTCTAAACCAACTCTCATTGGTTGAGGTGATCCATCATCCATAGGTTCTAATACAATCTGTGATGTATCTATATTTTTATTAGCGCCATACCTTGCAGCCCATACCCATGAACTTCTAGCTATAAACTTGTAGTTCATAGGGTCTGTTGTATCTACTAGTTTAATAGATGACTTTCCAGGATCTACTGCTTTAGAGTATTGAGCATTAGGTGTATTAATAGCACGAAGAAACGCAGGTGAAGCATTTACGTCAATCATTACTTTAGAGCCATAGTTCTTAAAACCTTGTAAGAATTGATCAATATTACCTAAATCTGCATTAGTCCATCTATATTCTATTTGATAAGGTGTTAAGTTTTTACCTGAACCTGAGTTAACAAGTTTATTACCATAGAACCATTGAGGTACTACATAAAACCTATGTGTACCACTAACTGGCGCCATAAGTTCAGGATGTTCTAACCAGAAACCGTTAGTTCCCATATGATATTGAACAGGACGTTCAACAACTCTACGTTTATATTTTAAACCTTGATTAAGGACTTCAGTTTGTGGACGACCATATATTACAAAAGCTTTAATCCAGGCGTCCATTGATTCAGTGCCAAGAGTGATAAATCTTACACCCCCTCTAAACTCTGAGCCGGTGAAGTCTAATTTCACCCATTTTTCTCTTTCAATTTCATCCGACTCTGGCATTAATACATTATAATCGGCACCATCTGCACTACCTAGTACAGTAATAGGCCCTCTAGTAGTATCTCCTATCCATATATATGCGTAATCAATATTATAAAAATTCTCTAAATCAAATACTGCTCTATTATATTGAATATTATACCAACTTGATTTAAGATAATCATTATTAGCTATCCACATACCATCATTTGATGGTACACCAGTCGGTTCTCCATTAACGTTATTTATTGCACTAAGATCTGTTAAATTCACTATTGAGAGAACTCCTCCGTCACCATCTTCTAAGTAATGAAACTGGTTAGCAAATACTTTGTCAGGTTTTACTTGAATAGGTTTAGAGAATTCCCCAGCAGGAAGGGGAGTAAATGTTGAACTCCCCCCAAATGCTAGTCTTGTTGATGATAATATATCCATTATGGTACTAAGGTTAATCCTGATCCTTGAGGATAAAGGAATGGTACTTGTCTTCCTAATTGAATAGCAAAGTAAACAGGTTGTCCTGGAACAAAACCTGTACCTGTAACTGTTAAACTAACAGGTGGTGTTACTTCAGTTATAGTTGTTCCATTAGTAGATCTAAATGGGGTAAATGATTGTGTTGTTCCATTATCATTCCATCTTAAAATGAAGTAATCATTTGCTTGATAAGGAGTACTTGGCCAATCTACGAATGTTTCTGCAAGGGTTTGATTATATGTATGCATTACTCCTGCATCTATGTAACAACCAATTCCCCAAGGTACTGGTGTTCCTACAGTATATGAAGGTAATACACCAATTAAAGCATCTTGTTCCGTAGCTCCTAATTTATAAGCAATAAAGTCACCATTAGTTAATTGATACTTAGGTGTTAATCTTTGAGGATCATGATCATATGCAAAGAATATACCAGGAGAAGTTTCAGCTGTTCCATCTTGATTAAAGTCAATTAGGCCATTTAATGCTGCTACTGCTGTATATCCTGGTAATAAATTACCTGCACTACCTGCTACTGTGAATGCTGGTGAATCAACCACAGCTGATTCGTCTCTACCTGCTGCAGATGATATTTTAAATTTCCAATAACCTGCTGCTCTAGCTACATCTCCAACTGAAATAGTACCGGTGTAAGGTACATAAGATCCACCTGCAGTACTAAATACTATCGCTGACTGATAAGTACCATGAGTTGCACTAAGTGTATTTGCACTATCATCTGCTGCTAGTACTGGCGGTGTTGGTGTGATATTACCTGGAGTTGGAGTAGTTATACTATTTGCTCCATAACTACTTGCTGTATATCCACTATTAGGTGTAGCTTGTACTCTATAGTAATAGAGAGTATTTTGTGTTAAACCTGAATCAGCATAAGCTAATAATGTACCAGTGTATAAGTTAGTTAAGTTAGCTGAAAAACCTGCATTAGTAGCTCTCTGAAGAACATAACCACTTGCATTCGCTACGCTAGTCCATGAAGCATTTACTGCATTTGAACCGTTAGCTGTTAAGCCAAGTGCAGGCGTAGCGAGTTGTGGATTGCCTCCACCTCCAATAAGACCAGCCTTTATTTTATAAGGATTTGATAATGTTCCATCACCATCAAATTGAGTTGTATCTAAATATGTAGTAGAAGATACCACAGCAGGATTAATTACAATCCTTTGATATACTTGTCCATCAATTACTGTTGTTCCACTAACTATAAAGTCAGTTTCAGAAAAAGCATAGTATTTCTTTTTAGCTTCATCATATACTAAGTTTAAACTGTTCTTTATAATATTATATTCATCTGCTGATACCTGTTGTCCGTCTAGTTTATCAGGTAAATTTATTATTTGTTCTGCCATGTTTTTGTTATTGTGTTAGTGTAAATGGTAATGCTAATGGGAATCCATATTTACCTACGTGTGTTGGTAAACTAGATTGTATTTTACTTTCTAATCTTCTATCTGCAGCTATAATTTTAGCTTTCCAGAATCCTGCAGGTCGAGCTATATCTTGGAAGCTTATTTTACCTGTATAAGGTAAAAATGGTCCCCCATTAGTCGACATTAATATTTGATCGTCTGGATAAGACGCAAAGATCTCAAGTGTTTTATTGTAATCGTCGATGGCAAATACAGGTAATACAGTTTGTTCAATACCACCAACTAAAATTCTTGAAGTCCAATAGACAGCAGTATCAGTTCTAAACCAGTTTAATTCTGTCTCTGCACGAGCCAATGTATTATTAGGAGGGTTAGTTCCTTCGTTACCTTCAGCTATAGTAAGTAAATGTCCACCTTCATCATCAATTACAGCTACAATTCTACCATACATTCCTGGTAAAGCATCTATAGCGCTAAATCTAGTATCTCTAGTAATGAGTAATTTTTTCATACCCATAGAACTAACACTAACTAAACCATTTACATCACTAATAATGTCAAAACTAAAAGGTTCTTCCTGATCCCATGCAGCCATTCTCTCTTCTGTGATAGTTGAGAGTTTAGTTATTTCTGTATCTAGTACTAATGATTTACCAGTAACTTTATCTACTTTGTTAGTGAGTATATAATTAATTAAATCTTTATTTTGTTCTATAAAGTTTACTATTTCTTGGATAGTGTCTAAATTAACATTATCAGAACTTAGCAAGGTCATGATACTACTTATTTGTCCTGATAATACACCATCTTGAGTTTGTAAATTATTTACAAATGTACGTAATGTAGCAAAGGTGTCTGTAGTGTTTCCCCCTCGTAAAGCTGTGACTAGGGAGTTTGCTACACCTGCATTTTCTTTACTAGTTACGGTGTTCCAAGCTGTAATATTTGCTTGTGTAATAGCTTTAACATAAGCTGGTACAGTTGGATCAATCTCTTCTTGTACTGCTAATTCTGATATAGTAATAAAAGGGTTATCTGGTGATGGGTCAACAAAGTTTGGATTGCCATTAAGATCATTGACTGTAGCATATCTATTTTCAGGTGATGCTTCAGTTGCAGCCATTAATGCGCCATATGTATTTAGATTGATGTGATATCTATTTTGTTGATCACCACCTTGTAATCCTTCTAAATCATTATGTCTTGATGGTTCAGGAGTTGGATCTGTGGGATCAGTCGGTGCTGTTTCAGTATCTCCACAACAGTCAGTACTACCACCCACCTCTTTTATAAGGGCTAAGTTTTGTACTGAAGATGTATCATTCTCTTCTGTAATTACAGATATATTTCCACTTCCACTTATCATAATTTATTTAAGTTTACTTTGTGAAAATCTATAATAGCATCTTTAGTGTACTCACTAACATCAAAGTTTTCAATAAAATTAATAGCTAACATAGCTTCCTTAATTTTCATATAGTCTTTGTCTTTCATAGGATATCCTCTACTTAAGTTAAAAATATATTTTTTTAGAGACTTAAAGCAAATTTGTTTTAGTTCTACTAGATTATCCATTACAACCACAATTACCATGTGGTAAGACCCTACTACAGATACCGCCACATGCGTCTATACCTTCTATTAATTTCTCTATCTCCTGAATACTACCTTGTTCCTTTAAATACTTAATACATTCTAGAACCATAAATAATAAATCTCGTTCTTTACGTATAGAAGTGTAATCATCAGTATCACATACTGTATTACTATCTAGTAATAAAGACATTAACTTAAAATAACACGCATTCATAAAACAAGTAGATATTATTTTAACAGCAGTTATAGAAGCTGTACTAGGATATGTGTCTTTAAGTAATAAATCTATAGTAGTTTTTGCTGCAACATTATTAGTTACCTTATACAAATCTACACCATCACTATAATATATCACTAAACCATTAAATCTATCTGTAGTTTTATCCCTATCATAAATTTCTTTTGAAATAACGAATACTCTATTAATAGTATAGACTCCATCTTGTGCTAAATTATATTTTTGAGTAGTGAAGTTATTAGCATACACTATATCTGGTGAATCTACATTTGTGTATGGTTCAGTAGTATTTACAATCACTGGCCCATACCTATGTTTATTGTATTGAATAATATTTTGGAAATATCCTTCATTTAATTTATAACCAGCACCAGTTAATGATGGAGATATAAACCCTGTTAGATTGTCTGGTTGATAACCTGTTACATCCAAAATAGAAAGAATACAAGAATTATCTATTGTAACATTAAATTTTATATTTGTCATATTTATATGTATGAGTTTCGTTAAATTTTGCTAGCTGTAAAATGCAAATATACAAAAAAGGGTTAGTAAATTATTACTAACCCTTATAAATATATTAATCATTTAACTAAACTAATACATATGTTGCTGCAGCTCCAATAGTACCATCATGATCATTACTAATATTTTTCTTACGGTAAGAAAAATGATGCTGAAGGTAATGCAGCTGCTATAGTAGTTTCTCCAGTTGCTGTTGGATGTGTACCATCTGTCTGTAAATTGGATTTCCATACTCCACTATTTCTTGCTGTTTCAACTACATCTGCTACATCCACATACTTCCATAATGGAGCTGGTAATGTTCTTATCCAATCATTAAGTTGAATACGGATAGCTTCTTGAGGAGCACCAAAACTTGATCTTGGAAATACAGTTGCTTGTACAACACGCATTCCTGAATTTGCAAGTGTAGTCCACCACTTAAGATATTGTGCCTGTACATCAGCAAAAACTGTTGCAGAAGCTATATCATTTGCTCCGTAATTAGTTAATGCTATATCTATACCTGTTGAGTAAGTAGACACAAATCCAAATGATCCATCTGTAGTATGATTTAGTGATTTATCACCACCAACAGCAAATTTAACCCAAGGGACATTAATTAAATCCAACCATTTTCTACCCCATCCTTGATCTAATTGAATACCTGTTCCACCATTTGAATTACCATCAAATATACTATCTCCAAAAAGACCAATATTTGCAAAAGTAGGTGTTGTATTTGGTTTAGCTATGATCCCAAAAGGCCCATATCCACCAGTTGTTATATTTGTTAATGTTCCTCCACTTAAAGTACCAGCAGGAAAAGTACCTTCGGTTAATGTAGATTGTGGTATTAAACCAAGTGGCCATTTCATACCAAGTGTAGTAACTGTAACAGATACTCTTAAATTATAATTAGTTCCAGCCACAAAGTTATAAGGACTAGGATCAGATTTTGCTGATCCTCCAGGAGGTATAGTAATGGAGGTTTGACCATTAAAAAATACATCTCTTGTACTTACATTATATATAGAAACTGCTATAGTAACAGGGTTTAATCCTAAACCCTCTGCTGCTGCTCCTCCAGTACTATTACCCATAGTCCAGTTAGGAAATAGAAACTGAACTCCAGTACAATTAAACTTAGGTCTAAACCAATAAGAATAGGTTAAACCTGTAACAGTTCCATCACTAAAACCTTTACCAGGAGCTACAAACTTACCTACTGGTATTATCCCACTAAACCAACCCGTAGATTTAATAATACTTATATTTGATAATTTAGCTATATCTGTATCGTTAGTAAATCTATGAGTTGCATCTTGAGTAATTGTATCAGCTGTCTGTACTCCAGTATGATTAGCCCTGTTCTTTAAATTTACATCTGTATCATTAACTGTAGCTCCAGTAGCTACACCTGTAAGTTTAGTTTTTTCAGCAGTAGTATATACTTGATCAATAGCAGTAATTTTAGTACCTTCTGCTGTAGTTATCAGCCTTTGGCCAGCTACAGTAGCGACTGCCCCTACATTACTAGCAGTTAAAGGGACATTTCCAGTACCATCAGGGGAAACTCCTGCTACAGATGTAACAGTGCCGGTTCCTCCACCACCTCCGCCTTCATCTATTGTATCTTGAAGATATTGAAAATTGAACTCTATATCTTCAATTGTTTGAGGTGTATATTTACTAATTTTTTTAAGTGGCATTTTTAATTATTTTGAACTTCATCGTTTAATTTACTATTATCTGTTAGTTGTAATTTTTCAAGCTCTACTCGCTTTTTATCTAGTTCAATTTTTTCATTATTGAAATTAGCTCCTGAATCTGCAACTGATTTTTTAACTTCGTAATCTCTATCTGATTTTAATCTTTCTAGATCTTTGTCAGCTTTCTTAAGCGTTTCATTTTCTTTTTGCAACTGTTCAGCTTGTTGATTTACCTGCATTAGTTGTTGTTGCAATTGTTGTAACTGTTGTTGCATTTGTCCCATCTGATTATTCTCCTCTTTCTTTTTAGAAGTAGCTGCTTCAACTTTGTCCCTCATATCAGATAGGGATTCAGTGGTCATAATGTCAACTACAAGATCTACTTCAGCCAATCCACCTTTAACTAATTCTAGCGTGAAAGCTTTAATTTCCTGCATTTCTCTAATAATTTCAGAAGAATCTCCAATATGAATATCATAGTCTGTAAATGAAAAGTATTTAGGTTCTATTGTGAATATCTTTTGTTTATTGTCTCCAAGTATAATAGATCCTTTCATTCCATCAACATAGGAAACTTTACACATATTAACAGTATCTATAAGGAGTTCTGTAGTAATATTATCCATTACATGAAAATACTGTTTAGTTATAACAGCTGAAGTTTTAATTCCAACTTCCACATTTGTTACAGCATCTCTTTGTTCAATATTTCCTAAACGTTCTCTAAATACTCCAGTAATACTTGAGCATACTTCTTCTGTTTGCTGTATAGCTAAATTAAAAGCTTGAATAGCTTGTCCAGGAACTGTATCATCAAAACCTGCATAAATAGTATTGGAAGTTCCGGCAGATTCTTGTGCTGAGTTAAGAAGTGAGTAGCCTGCTTTTCTATACCCAATATATTTAGCTAATCTTTCCTCAGGAGTATTACCTAAGAAAGCTGGTAGGTTAGCCATATCAACATTACCACCTTTTACTCCAGAATTAGCTATTAAGTTGTCCCTTTGAAAATGGAGGATATTGTATTTATCTTGAATATTTTTAGTTGCTAATACCAGAGAATACGGCTTTCCATTTCTGTTAGAATAGAAAACACCATTGAAGGAGTTGTCACACTCATAAGGATTGTCGTTAGATCTGATAACCGTTTCATCAAGACCCATCTCAGCATAGATGTCTTGACCAATTCTTGTACCCTTATAGCGATCCTGTCTAAATACTGTTTTTCCATCAACTTTTATTTTATTAACTGTTATCCATTCTACTTCGTAAACTGGAATTAAATTCCATCTATAATCATTCTCATTTTCTTGATTATGACCTATTCCAACTTCTACTCCAGCAACTATACCAATAGCTTCAGGAGCAGTTATATATCTAGCATATCCTTGATTTGCATAATCTGCATATTCAAGATTAGTAAACATTTTATTTATATCATCTTTATTTTCAAAACAATGTCCGTACTGATTTAGTATTTGATCTCTAGTCATCCATTTACGATAAACTATTCTTGGAGATTTCTTTAAATAAGGAGAGTTAAAGTTCTTTTCATAAAATAGATTTCTCATATCTAGGATATCTATTTTAGGAGCTTGACCCTTATGAACCACATAAGATCTATAACCACATTCACCGGCAACTAGAAGATCTAACATCAATATTCTACGCTTTTCAGTTAAGTCAATATTTTTATTCTGCTTAATATGTTCTATAATTAGCTGTGCAGCTAACTCATATTCAGATATAAACGACTTAGCGGTATCTTGTTTCTTCTGCTTAACATCCTCATCTGAAGCCTGTTCTATAGGAGGGGCAGCATTTGGGTTTTTTTGTAATTCTATTAAATGATCTACGTTTGTTTGAAATTGATTCTTAAGTAAATTAAGTTCTACTCGATCTATTTCTTTCTTCTTTAATTTTTCAATAGCATCAAGTGTACGTTTATCTTTACATGTTACTTTTGGTTTTAACTTATTACCTAAGTGCTCTCCAATTAAAGCATCAATATGTTTTCGCACAAGAGGTATGAACTCAATAGATGTAGGATTACCTATACCATAATTTTGCTCTAGATACTTAAATTCCTCAGGATCCATTACACCATTATAATAATTATAAGCTGTTCTTAAATGAGTTTTTTCAGTAACTAATTCAGCAATGGCTGTGTCTATATGAGACATTAAATAGTCATCACTATCTTTTTCAGTTTCTGTATAGTATCTATGCTCGTTATAGTTTTGCGTTATCATTGATTTCGTCTTTAGGTATTTTATAGGCTCTGAAATTCTTGTACAAAAAGAAACGTTTAGTTTTAATTTCTTTTATAATATAATCATAAAACTTATCCTCATTTTCAAATTGACCCATAATTATCAATGGTCGGTTATCATCTGGATTAAGCGGCCATATCAATGTATATTGTTCTAAATCTGGATCTTGAGTATATTTCAAGATGCCAGTATATTCAACGCACATTACATCAGCTAAGTATTTTTTTATTCTTTCTAATAGTTCCATTATTTTCTTATTACTCCAAACTCTTTATAACCTCTTTCGTTTACAAAGAAACCTAGATTGTTCCATTCTTTTATAGGATCTCTCTTAACTATTACCCCTTGTAATTCTTGGTCCGCTATTTCTGTCATCTGCATAGCAGCTACTAAATCGTATTTACCTTTAAACTCATCACTATAATCCTGCAGTTGCATTAGCATATCAGGAAAAAATATATTTTGAGAATAATCTTCAATATAATCTCTAACTAAATCTAAACCATATGCTATAATTTTAGGAGTTGCTGGTGTACCATACAATTGAGTTGCGCCTTTATTGCCTTGCTGATTTTCAAGTGCATATCTAGGACGTTTCATTAAGAGTTCCATTTTACCTTTCTCTCTAAAATAACCTTTAAGTCCTATTTTAGTATCCTCAAGGTTAGCTTTACAACCATACCAATAAAGTAATTGAAGTGCACGTTCATAAGCTTGTCTAACATCAGCAGGTCTATCTAGATATTTAGCAACATATAAATTACCAGACATTCCAATAGATCTTTTCTTAACAAGTATGCAAAACTTTGAACCATTTTCTCCTACAGCGGATTCATTTGTTCCAGCATCAATAGAGTCAATACCAGCAACATATAAGTTAGGAATGACCATTCCTTGATCATCATATTGAGGTTCCTCCATTATTTCTACATCGCCTTTCGGATTCTCTATAAACTTAACCCCTGCTATCTCTGAGGATTCAGAATTTATATAAACCCATTTAAGATAACCTCTTCTTGGTTTAGGAGTAGTTTTATGCATTTCAACTTCAATACGTTGTTCTGCAAGTTTAGTTTGATTGAAATTATTAGATCCTTTTCTAGAAAGAGCTTCTTCATATGTAAAACAAAACTCTGCACAGTGTTTAGCTAGAGCTGTTGGTACTGATAAAAGTACATCTCTTTTCTTTTGATAGAATGCTTTACCGTCATCTTCTTTAACATAGCCACGTTTATCCATTGCTTGTTGTACTGTTTCATACGATGCAGCAAAGAAGCCTGTGTCAACATATTGTCTTCTACTATTTTTATTATGTCTATAAGGTAATATCTGAAAACCATTAGGGTTTAAGAACATAGTTTCAAGAGCCATAATACCAGCCTTAGATTTGCCTTGTTTATTTTCTGTTATATCTGTATCACCACCTGTGCCAAATAATATACGAGTCCCTAATCTAATACCATTATTTATTACAAGGGCTTCTGCTACAGCATATGTATCTTGCCCTACTGGATTAGAACCAAACTCTTCAAATATAAGTCGTTCAGTTCTATCACCCCTAAGTTTATCTGCTTTATCAACAACCTGTCCAGATATTTGAGCTTGATGACCGTACTCAACACCTTGTTTGTCTAGAACACCAGCACGTTTATGAAGACCTTGATTAAGAGATCTTGTGCGTCTCATACCACCATTAGTGTTCTGATTTAACCAATCAAGTTGTATCCAACATTTCTGAAGAATACCTTTACCAGTTAAATATGGTTCATATGAAGCCAGATAAACTGTTGAGAATTCAGGACTAGTTGTATAAGGTCTAACACCAAGAGATGCACCAACCTCAGAGAAACCAAGTCCACGACCTTTGAGAGCTAAAGCATCAAAACCTAATATTTCAGCTAACTCAATATA